CCACCCCTTCTACTTTCCCAGATGTTAATTGTATTCCTGATGAACCAGCACCTATAATAAAAAAATAATAAAAAAATAATAAAAAAAATGAATTATTTAAAATTATTTTATTTTTGTATTTTTTATATTATAAATATATTTGTATAATAATAATAATTATAATTTTTATATATTATTTTATTATATAGTAATTTTTATATATTATTACACTATTTATTAAACTATTTATTATAGTATTTATTAATTACTTTTAAAAATGGCTACATCATCAGACAATTTAAAAATTAGTGACGATACTCGCGTTTATATAATTGATGAATTAATTGAACCTTATTATAAAAAGGTTGTAAAAAATACTTTAAGTGCTAGACAATGTTGGAGAAAGACAGGTATTGCTTTTGAAACAATATCTAAAATTATGGTAGCATTTGGTAGTATTATTAGTTTTTCAGCAGGTGTTTATGAAGACCAAACCTTAAGTTTTGTTTCTGGAAGTATATCTTGTTTAAGTTTAGCATTCCTTCAATTTTCATCATTTAGTTATAAAGAAAATAAAAAACAAAGTGAAGAATTAAATGTTTTATTAAAACAATTAGGGTTGGAAACGATACCTGTGTTAGAAAGAAGTGCTATTCCTCAAGGTAAAAAATCAATGGCACAAACCACAGATAATTCTACATTTCAACATCCACCACCACCACCACAATTACCTTTTCAATTACCATTTGATATGTCTATATTTAAAAAAGATGATAATGAAGATGACACCAATAAAGAATCTACATTTTCACAATTTAAATCTATTATAACAGATTGTAAAGAAAGTATTATTGATGTTAAAGATGAAATATTAGAAGATGTTGCTCCTTTATCAAATGTTAATGTTAGTGTAAATATAAGTTCTTCAAATTAAAAAAATAATAAAAAAATAATTAAAAAATAATCAAAAATATAAATCATTTAAAGATACAATAATTAAAATTAAAACCATTTAAAATGACATCGCATTAGAACTCTTACTTTTAGCAGTCTCAATTTCTTCATATAATTCGGCTTTTAGTTTATTAATTTTTTTACCAGCACTACCCATTTTTTGTTTATCAATTTTATAAAATAAAGCAAATCTTTGTAAATCAGTTAAAGTATATTTACTAATATCTAATAATTCTTCTTTTTTGTCTTCTTTTTTGTCTTCTTTTTTGTCTTCTTTTTTGTCTTCTTTTTTGTCTGTTTTCTTTTTAGAATTTAATGTATTAGTTTTATTCGGTTTTTCAGTTTTACTAGTTTTTACTTTTGTCTTAACTAATTTATTGTTTTGTGTTGTCGGAATAGTATTCATTAATAAATCAAAACTATCGTTGCTAGAATTAGTTTTATTAGAATTATCAATCGTATCTTCTTCAACAACTTCTATCATTGTTTCGATATTTATTAAATTTGCTAAATTATTATCATTATTTTCAAGTGTTTCACATTGTAATTTAATACTATTATTAAATGCCTCTTCAATATTGAATAATGAATTTTGTTCTACAATATTATCAACATCTTCAATATCATCTATATTATAAATTTGAGTATTAGTATTAGTATTAGTATTAGGTTCAATTTCATTATCACTATTATAGTCATCATCTTTAGTTTCATTATTAAGTTGTTCTTTCATATACACACTTAATTCTTTGAATTTATTAAATACAATTCTTTCATAGGATTTAGATATAGTATTTAAGATAGTTGAATCAAAATAATGATTTCCAGAACTATACATTATTGGTAAAAATGTATTTGCACTATATTTAATAATAATTAAATATTTATTAGTATTTTGATTTTGTTGATTATCTTCTATTTTTTTATTATAGTTAATATCGCAATATTTTTCATTAATAATATCTAAAATAATTAAATTATTTTTTGTATAATCACAAATATATTGAAATAAATCATAATCATTATAATTATCTACTTCTGTTAAATTATGTATCATAGTTGCTTTGATAAATCTAAGTTTTCTATAATTTAAATTTTTATAAAATGTTTCATATTCAATAGCCATTTCTCTCTTAAATGTTGAAATATCATTCTTTTGTTCGCTTTTATTTTTAATAATAAAGTCTAACTTTGACAATAATAGAAAACTTTTATAAAATGAATCTGGATTTTTAATACCATAAATATATAATAAATCTTTATCAATACTTTTATTAATATTATTAATATTATTAATATTATTAATATTATTAATACCATTAGTGTTATTCATTTTTGATTGAGATTTATTATAATCATTAATTAAAGATAAAATAATTTCTGGTAATTGTGAAATTGCTTCATTTTCTGTATAAACAATTAGTGCTTTATTAGAAATAGTTGATTCTTTCATTTTACTAGATTTAGATAAATCATCTAATGTTGTTTTAATACTTTCATTTTCTTTATTTATTTTTTCAAATTCACTATCCATAGTATAATTTGCTTTATTTAATAAATTAAAATTTGTATTTAAAAGTTCTAATTCATTTTTACGTATTTCTATTGCTGTTGCTTGAGTATATTTATTACTTATTTTAGGTAAAACAATATTAGAATCTTTAGTTTGTTGTAATTGTTGTGTTATTTTTTCTAATGAAATCATTTTTATTATTTAAAATAAGTTATTAAAAATGAATTATTTGTATTAACTTATATATGTTTATATGTATGTATTTTTAAATTGTAAAAATTATAAAAAGGTAATTTAATTATAGAGATAATAAATAAAATATTCAATTTTTTAAGATACACATTCTCTATATATATTTCTTTCTTTTTCTTCTTTTTTAATTAATTTATTGTTATTTTCAGAAAAAATTAAAAATTTTGTAATTTCATTAATAGATGTGGTTTTTAAATTACATATATTTATAAAAATACCATTGCTATTAGTAGTAAATTTTTCATTATTAGATTTAATAATTTTAAAAATTTCTACGAATTCTTCCTCATAAAGTTTATCAATTCTATTTTTTATTTCTGGTAATGATAATGTTGTATTTATATTTAATAATTCAGTTTCATCATCACTATCACTACTACTTATACTATTAGTAATTCTATTTGATAATGGCGCAGTTGATAATGGTGAAGTTGATAATGTAGATGATAAAGGTGATACTTGACTATTATTATTAAAAAAAAATGTATCTAATGATTTTTTTTTAGTATTAATTTTAGTTTCATCTTTTATATTATCTAATAACTTTTCTATACTATTATCTTGAATATTATTATATTGAATAGTATTATCTTGAATAGTATTATCTTGAATAATATTTATCTTATCAATAGTTTTATTACTATTTAAAGTAGTATTATATTTTTCTAAAGATTTACTTATTTCTATTTTATTTTGTGTCTTTTTTCTAGGCATAATCTATTAATTATTACTATATTAAAATAATATTTTACATAAAAAAAGAAAACGCATAATAAATTTGTGTTTTATAATCTATAGGTAGTATAATTTATAGTTATTGTATTCTATAGTTATTGTATTTTATAGTTATTGTATTTTATAGTTATTTTACTAATTAAATAAGTAATTTAAATTAATGTCGCAGTTCCAGCGAGTGATTTTTCACCTTTATTAGAAACATTAATACTACGTGGTGGAACAGGTAATGGACCAGTAATTTCAGTAATATATTTATTATATTGTAATACATTAGGTATAATAATACTTACACATTCTTCAACAACATATTTATTTAATGTAGAAATTTGTTCTCTTATATTATCTGATAAATTACGACTATATTGTAAATAAATACTTTTCATAATAATTTGTAATTCTTGATATGATTGTTTATTAATTTGTTTTTGACTTTGTCTATAGACTTCATTAATAATTTGTCTTTGAATACATTCTACATTATCATTGCTAAAAAAATGTCTTGAAAGAGAATTTGGAACTACTATATTACTAATAATATCTACATTAGTATCTTGTTTTTGATTTGATGATTTAAAAAGTTCATATGGATTAGCACTTTCATTATTTGTTAAAGGTTGAATTAAGCCTTGAACGTTTGTATCAAAACTAAACTTTTGTGTTTCAGGAGGTATAAACATACGACCATTGTAAGCATATTGTTGTTGTCTAACAGTTTCATTCATTGTTTCAACTGGTTGAAAGGTATCAAAATTTGCGAATTTAGACATTTTAGACATTTTATAATTTATTATAGTTAATCTATTATATATTAATATATACTAATATTTATTAATATATACTAATATTTATTATATTCTATTTTTTATAATATTAATATTTGGTATTATATATAAATATATAAAATAAATATATATTAAATATATAAAATATATATAAACTATAGATAAAACATATAAATTAATTTTTAACAGAGATTAATTATTTTTGATAAATTATTAATTTTAGATTAAAATAAAACTATAACAATGATAACATCCATACTTGATATACCATCTTATTTAATACGTGAATATCTTACCGGATGGACTATAATTTTATTTATTGTAATTGTAATTTATTTTGCAGCATTAAGAAAATATTATTTAAATAGAGAACCATTTAATAATGAAGATATGATTCATAATGAAACAATAAAAACAAGTAATAAAAATAATAAACATAATAAAAGTAATAAAACTAATAAAAGTAATAAAAAATATAATAAAAAAGATAAAATAGAAGGTTTTGAAATTAATAATAATAATACTAATAATACTAATAATACTAATAATACTAATAATACTAATAATACTAATAATACTAATAATACTAATAATACTAATAATACTAATAATACTAATAATACTAATACAGATTTATTAGAAGTATCTGAATTTATAAATACAACATTATTTGATAATTTAAAATTATCACAAACACAAATAAAACAATGTAAAGATTTTTATAGTAAAGTTATTATTGATTATATAATTGAATTGAGAAAATTAAATGGTCGTCTAAATACAAATCAATTTTTAAATGCCGAAAGACAATTTAATATTA